ATCATCCGCGATGCGATGAAGAACTACGGCGGCGGCCCTTACAAACTCATCGAGGACGTGCTGAAACTCACCTACACCGATGAAGACCGCCCCCGCAGATGGGACAACATCCCGTTCTTCAGCGGATTCACGGGCCATCTGGACGAAGACCGGAGCAACTCCTTCGAGGCACAGGCTCTCCACGACTACAAGAAGAACATGGAGGAGATGGTGAGCAGGCTCAGTTCCGCAGCCGGAGACCACGTCACCCCGGCAGTCGCTTTCGGGGACTTTGAGAACATCCCCAAGGGTGCGAAGACCGAGGCCATCCTCAATTCCAAGGAATACATCCTCGCCCGTGAATACTACAAGGGTATGCAGGCGCAGCCGTCCGGTACTTGGCACTACGAATGGAACAAGAAGGGCAAGAAGCATCCCGTGCCGGACAAGGAGCGCGACAGCATCGAGAACCTGGAGAAGAAGTGGCGCGACATGAGGAGCATCCTCTTCGGGATGCCGGAGGGCACGGAGGAGGAGAAAGCCGCCAAGAGCAAGTATTCCCTTGAGGTGCAGCAGGCTTGGCACGAATACTACAGCGCCCAGGGAGACCTCCTTGACAAGCTGATGGACATCGAATACTCAATGTCGAAGAGGGAACGGAGCAAGTGGCCCGAGGACGTATACAACGCGACCAGGGGTGTCGGCGAGAAGGCAAGAGAAGCAATAAAATCTATTGGAAACTAAGATATGAAACGAGTAACCGAAACAGACATAAGAGTCCTGCGTTCCAGAGCGGGCAGGACTCCAAAGCCCAAGTCCAAGACCGGGATGGACGGCATGGTTCAGCTCACGGGGAGCAAGTTCGTCGTGACGAAGGAATCGCTGGACATCCTCACCTACGCAGGGCAGTGCAGCGCGGCCTTCGTGCCTTACTGCGCACAGGCAGACCGATGCGTGGAGTATGAGAACGGCAACCAATGGGGTGACATGATAGAGGTTAAGAACAAGTTCGGCTGCGTGGAGCGGATAACCGAGGAGGAATGGATAAAGCGCCAGGGCCGTCCCGCTTTCAAGCAGAACCTCGTCACGCCCATCGTGCGCCGTATCATCGGCGAGTTCCGTTCCTCTCCCTACAAGTCCGTGGTCTACTCTTCGGACGAAGGCGGGCAGGGTGCAGCCGACCAGATGAGCGTAAAGGTCAATGATGTCCTTCGCTACAACGACAGCGTGGAGAGGGATGTACGCGCCTACCGCAAGTTCCTCGTCACCGGAAGCGCCATCTACTACATCGGTTACGCATACGACCAGAAACTGCGCCAGCCGATGCCGTTCTTCGAAGAACTGGACTACCACCGCTACTTCCAGAATCCCGATGCGAGCGATGTGGCTGGCAAGGACGTGCGTTTCTGCGGTGACTTCGTAGACATCGGGCTTGACGTTGCGAAGAGCATCTACGCCCACAATCCGGAGCAGGAGCAGGCAATTGAGGAAATCTTTGCAAGCGCACAGCTTGTGATGCCTACCTTCTACAACGCCTTCGTGGAGGAGAATCCCGCATCGAAGACCTTCCTCGGCGACATGGGCAACGGTATGTGCCGCATCATCCGCGTGTGCCGGCAGGAAGGCGTGTGGGATTTGACCGTACACGACTACGCAGATGCGTCCTATGAGACCTATTCCCTGCGCGAATTCCCGCACAAGGAAGAGGAAATCCTCGCGGAGATTGCCAAGCGGCGCAAGATTGCCGAATCCATCGGGATGGACTACGAAGACCCCGCCACGATGCTCAAGATAGTCTATGAGAAGAAGTACAACCTGCGCTGGATGTACTACCACCTCTCGCCCTGGGGACACATCCTCTGGCAGGCCGAGAATCCCTACCAGCACAACAGCCACTGCTATGTCACCCTGTTCCATCCGCTCCTGCAGGGCCGCGTCCGTTCCCTTGTGTACGACCTGCTCGACCAGCAGAGGCTCGTCAACCGTATGATTATCGACCTTGTCTTTGCAATGGGCTCGTCTTCGCAGGGCCAGCTCATCGTAGACGAGGACAGCATCCCGGACGATATGGACATCGAGGACATCGCGGAGAGTTACGAGAAGTACCGCGGAGTCATCAAACTCAAACTGAAGGACGGGGCGCAGGTTCCCATCCAGCTCAACGGCCACCAGGTGAACGTGGGGCAGTTCGAGATGGTGCAGCTGATGATGCGGATGATGATGGACATCTCCGGCGTGCAGGGCGCTATGAAGGGCGAAGCGCCTACCGCAGGCACCCCGGCGTCCCTATATGCGCAGGAGGTATCCAACTCCGAGACGAGCGTGCGGGACTATTCCGAGTCCTTCGCCTGGTTCCTTGAGCAGAGGGACTACAAGCTCATCCAAATCATCCAGCAGTTCATGGGCGACAGCTACTCCCCGGCTCCCGAGGGCGCAAGCGAGGCGGCGAAGCATTACAACGCCGCAGAGGTGCGCAAGTACAAACTCTACAACCAGATTCAGCGGAGTATGGATACGGGTGTCGTGCGCCTTTTCAACCAGCAGTTGATGGCAAACCTCCTCATGGGCGGAGCAAAGCCCGTGGAGGAATACCTCGCCACACAGAAGACCCCGTTCTCGGAAGACCTCCTCGGCAAACTGCAGCAGGCGCAGAGCCAGTTGCAGTCCGGGCAGGGTGTAAGCCAGCAGCAGATTGCGGGAATCCAGGCCGCACTCCCGCAGTCAAGCCCCGACGCGATGGCCGCGGCAATGCAATTCGCAAACAGATAAAAGGAGAGAGATATGGAAATCGACAAGAGAATCACCAACGTCTGGACGGTCACCGTCGACGAGTCGGAAGTGTTCGAGCGTTTCATAGACGAGACGATCCAGGACGGGCAGAGGCGCACGGCAAGCGGGAACACGGCTTTTATGGCGAGCGATGATGACAGGGCCATCATGCACCGCTACTACTGCGCTGCCCTCGCGGAACTGTCCGCAGTCCTTGCACGGCGCACGAAGAGAGTCGGCGGGAGCATCACGAACACCCCAGACCCGGATACAAAGATGATTACCACCGTCTACACCCTTGCCATGACCTGCAACCACGAATCGGAACTGCTCCCTTCGCTGGGTGCGCACTGCCTTGAGTTCCTCGTTGCCCGCCTTATGGAGAAATGGTACGGGCACGGGAGCAACTTCGGCTCGGAAGAGGAGAAGAGACAGGTGCGTGAAATTCTTCACTACCGCAGATTCCCCATTGAAAGACCCATCAGACCGCTTTAGGAGGACAAGATATGAATACGACCGAAGCAACCGGAAAAATCATTTTCTATTACAAGCACGAAGACCTGTTCGACGACGTGCAGCACCAGTCTGCCTTCATGTGCAAGAACACCGTATCCAAGGACGGGGTAGACCTTTCGGAGCGCTACGCCATCACCGATGACGAGGAGCCTATGTTCCAGCTGTGCCTGCGCGAGACGATGCCGGACATCTACGACATCGTGAGGCCCATCACGCACGGCATCAACCCTGCGTACTACGAAAGCATCACGGCTGCGGAACTGCAGGAACTCATTGACGAGGATGACACCCCCGAGCCGGAAACGGAAAGCGAACCGGAAACCGCTACGGAAACGGAGCCCCTGCCGTCCGGCAATTATGTCGCGGTCATCGTGCAGAACAACGGAGCCTGCAATCCCAACACGATAAGGGTTGTGGACTCGGCCCTGCGTTCCACGCTGGAGCAGGGCGTATTGGCGAACTTCTATGAGAGGGTGACGCACCCGGAGATAACCAAACTGGCGGCGCAGATGTATGTCGCGCAGACGGGTGCGCTGTCGCAGAGGATAATTCCGCTACGGAACAAGTCCGTTCTTTAGAAGGTGGACTCGCCGCCGCCCCTTGACTTCACTACGGAGGATACCCTGCGAGGGGTGTCCTCTATTATTTTGACCTGGGGCATGCTCCCCCACGCGATGTAGTTGCCCACCGCCGTGGTGTCCTGGATGTCATCGTGCGTCCCTTCCATAGCCTCGATCTTGCCGCCCGGCGCGTTCATCAGGCACATCGCCTCGTTGTATGCGTCCTCGGAATACTCCATATAGTCCCCCTGGCGCAGACGGATGGTGTAGTCATCGTAGGCGAGGTACTTGGTCTGCTTGTTCATGTGCCAACCGATGTGGCTCGTCTCCTTGTCCCGCTTGTTGTCGGGGGAGGTGCGCCTCTTGTAGAGGTTGTCATAGATGTCGGAAAGGGTGTCCAGCACCGTGTAGGTGTGGTCTCCCTCGGACTTCTCCGCGTCGTCGGACTTCTTGTTCTTGGATTCGTAGGTGTTGGACTCGATGACCAGCAGGGCGTCATCGTAGTAGTGCGCTATCTGCGCAGCCTTGTACGCCAGCAAGTCCGGGTCAACGTGCCCTCTCCATAGAGCCGCCCTTTCCAGCGCACCGAAATCCTCCGCCATCGAAAGGCGGTCGAAGACGGAGATGACAGACCAGTCGGCGCGTGTGCTCCTGCCGCCGACGTCCACCGTGACGAGGAAGCGGTTCTTCACCTTCTTCCCGTGCTGGACTCCGTCCGTGGGGTAAATCCATATCTTCAGCGCATCGGGGATGGCATCGTTCGGGTAGAGCTTGATATCGTCCATCACGCCTTCGCCCACCATCGCGTTGCCGCGTATCTCCCCGACGAACTTCGGTGCGCGGATGTTCTTCTGCAGCCACAGCAGGAGGTCGGGCGAGAAATACTGACCGCTCTTGGACTGGAAAGCCTCGTCCGCCGTTGTGGGATACTCGGACTTCATCTGGAAGTCATTGAGGTGGTTGGCCTTCTTGTAGGTGTTGTACCAATAGATGCCGTTGAGCGTGGCGCCCTGCTCCCACTGCCACCAGTTGTATTCAGACCAGGTGCTGACGAATTCCTCCGTGTTCTTGTATCGGTTGGCGAACGAGCGGGTGTACTCCGCGCCCATCTGCCACCCCACGAACACGGGGCGGATGCCGTTCACGTTGTTGTTCTTGTTCTCCACCGCAGCCTTGTACTGCCTGTAGAAGAAGTTGCCGATGCCCTTGGCGGTTGACTCCATCACTATCATCGTTCCGGGCACGTCCGCAGGTACGCAGGAAAGCAGGCCCTGGATGAGGTCGTCGGCCTTGATTTCCTTGGTGTCCTTCCAAAGGCCCACCTCGGAAAGGTGCGCCAGCGAGAAGGTGAAGGAACGCAGGGCATCCGGCTTCTGCGATGAGCCTATCTGCACCTTGCATCCCCTCTCCGGGATGATGCGGATGAGTTCCGTACCCTCGTACCGCTTGAAGGTGACGCGGTCGCTCCACGCCGGGAGCCTCGCTATGAGGTTCTTGTACATGGAGCGGATGTTGATGGACTGCGTCTGGTCGAGGGCTACGATGCAGGAATGCCAGTTCTCGAACCAATACTTCTGCAGCCAGAAGAAATAGCACTGCGTAGCCGTTGAACCGCCCCACTGACGCGCCTTGACGAGAAGGACGCGGATGGGAAGGCCCGCAAGCCTCTGGCGTTCGTATTCGTGGATGAGGATGCGCTGGCCCTGGTTGAGAATGAGCGGGATGTAGCCCTTGGTGGTTCTGTCCTGTATCTGTATGGTGAGCGCCGCGCAGAGCTCGAAGTCGTACTTGAGCCGGAGGTCGAACAGGTTCCGCACCACTGCGGCCCTGTTCTCCTCGGTATCGTACTGCCCCGTTGCCTGCAGGAGGCCGCTCGCCCCTCCCCACTTGATGTAAGCCTTCACGAAGTCATCCTTCATCATCTCCGTCGGGACGAAATACTCCTGCCCGTCAATCTCGAACTTGGTACGGGGAACCACCTCGCCCATCTCGTCGCCCCTCACCGGGTCATAGGTGCGGAAGTAACGGTTGCGGCGGGCCTTGTCCTCGCGGATCATCGCCTTTATGTCCTTATTGATTATCATCCAGGAATTCTTTCAGCAGGCTTATCAGCCGTTCGTTCTTGTCCTTCTTGTCGTCAAGCCCGCAGTTCACGGTCTCAAGGTCTCCGATGAGCGCGATGGCATTCTGACGAAACGAGGAATCGTTAACTTTCCGTGAATTCTTTTGGGAGGAAATGATATTGAGGAGCCGGCCCTGGCAGATGCCGTAGCGGAGCGTAACTGCGTCATACGCCTGCTTGCGTGCCTCCTCCGGACTGACCCCTTCGTGTATCCTGCGGCCGAATATGGTGTAGAAGAAGAAGACTATCTCGCTGTTCCTCTCCTCGGACTTCGACTTGTCTTTCATCCCAAAAGATTTGAAACCATACAAATATAGTGAAAATCTTTCAGTTTTCACAAATAGTGAATGGCAAAGATTATAATCAGCATATTTTTACACCGAAAAATTTTTCGATTTATGGCAGAAGAAGCAAAAACCACCCCCACCGAAGAGACTCCGGCAGTGAGTATGCCGAAGTACCGGGAGAGACTGCGTGGCCGTTACGCCGATGCCAATCCGCAGAGCGACCAGGAATGGGATGACCTCACCGAGCGCGGATTCGCTGAGGACGAAGAGAAAATCAAGCGCCACGAAGAGAACGACCAGGTCATCCAGGACTTGCTGGATTCCGACAAGGACTTGGCTGCGGTCGTTTCCGACATGATTGTGAACGGCACGTCATTCCGCGTGGCCCTCGGCAAGTATTACGACCCCGCCGACCTTGTGCCCAAGGAAGGTGACGAGGACTACGACTACTACCAGAAGTCTTCCGAGGAGCGGAAGAAGATGGGGCAGGAATTCCGTGCACGCGGCGAGCAGAAGAAGGCCAACACCAAGGAAGCCTACGACAACATCGACAAGTTCGCCGCCAAGAAAGCCCTCGACGAAGCCGCGAAGGACGAGTTCATCGGATTCGTCAATTCGCTGTACAACAACCTTTCGATGCTCAAGCTGGATATGTCCACCCTTGAGAAACTGTACAAGGCTATGACCTATGACGAAGCGGTCGCGGAGGCTGCGGAGACTGCGGAGATTGACGGGAAGAACCAGGCGATCGAAGCGTCCCGCGTGAAGAAGGCCGTCGCAACCGCAGGTGACGGAGTGCCCACCCCCCACGGAGGAAGCACCCCCGCCCGCCCCAAACCCCAGAAACAGAAAACCATCTTCGATGATCTTCCGGAGAAGAAATTTTAATCAACAAACAACTTAAGCGTATGAAACTTTATTCAGACAATCTCCCTTTCAAGCGCTTTCTTGTCATGGACGGCCCCGGTTCCGCCGAGGTCACTGAAAGCGTAGCCTCCGGAAGCTCCGAAGGCCCTATCGACGGTACTACCGTCGTTTCCGGCATCAATGACGGAACCTCTGACCCCGGTATCGGTGTGACCGAGCCCGGTTACCTTGACGATGATCTTGACAAACAGATTATCAAGATTCGTCCCCAGGACACCCCTATCGACACCTTCACCCGCACCATCGCCAACGTGGTCAAGAGCGAGAGCTGGGAAGCCGGCGGCTGGGAAATCGGCGTGCGCGAGACCCGCGACACCGTAGCCTCCGCTGCTGATGCAGGCGCCACCACCCTCGTCGTTTCCAACGGTGACATGTGGAAGCCCGGTGACACCTTCGTGGTTCACACCACTTCCGAAGGCGCTGACACCGGTATCAAGATGAACAACGGCGTGCCCGTGTCCGGTATCGTGAATGCCGTGTCCGGCAACAGCCTGACGGTGCGCGGCACCAACGTGCTCTCCGCTTCCGGTCTCATCGGTGCAAGCGCAGCCCTGCCCGCCATCGCCAAGGACAGCATCCTGGAGCGCCTGTCTCCCGCCGTGTCCGAACTGGAGGCTTCCGTCGAAGGCTTCGCCCTGCAGCCCGCCTCCCGCAAATACTTCAACCAGGTGCATATGGCCCAGGTCGAAGAGTCCGTCATCCACGCCCTGCTGAAGAAGAAGGTCGCTATGGACTTCTCCGTTTACAAGGAGCAGACCCTGTGGGACTTCAAGCGCGGTATGGAACTGTCCAACCTGTTCGGTGTCGGCGGTCTCACCAAGAACGCCAAGGGTGAACCCGTCCACCTGGCAACCGGTATGTGGTGGCAGATTGACCGCCAGACCTCTCTCTCCGCTTCCATGACCGACTACAAGTGGAACGAGTTCGGCAAGTACATCTTCGAGGACAACAACGGTGCTGACCGCCGTCTGTTCTTCGCAGGTAACGACCTGCTCCTCAAGATTTCCAACGTGCCTTCCTACGCCAAGCAGCTGGAAGCCGGCAACACCGAGATGGTTCTCGGCCTGCGCGTGTTCAAGATCGAGACCCCGTTCGGCGAACTGCTCGTCAAGCCTATGGGTTCCCTGTTCAAGGGTTATTACAGCCAGTGCGGTATGGTCATCGACCCCAACTACGTCAAGAAGTATGTCATGGAGCCCCTGCAGACCACCAAGCTGAACCTGAACACCACTGGTCAGCGCCGCGTGGACAATGCAATCCGTATCCACGAGACCTACTCCCTGTTCATGGAGAACCTGCCTTGCCACACCAAGATCGTGCCCGGCGCATAATCAAGGCAAGGAGAATCATTCACACTTGGGGCGGTGGTGCTGAAAGACATCGCCGCCCCATTTTCAAAAGAGAAATCCTATGGTAGTAAAGACCTATAAGACTTATTTCCTCAAGAGCCTCGTCACCGACTTCGAGAAGGAGGACGGCAAGGTAATCCACGTGGTGTTCAAGGGCGGCATCCATTTCGATTCCACTGCCCGCTACACCACCTCCGACCCGTACATCCAGAAGTGCCTCGAGAACAGCCGTATGTTCGGTGCGGACTACTACATCGAATCCGAGCAGGTGCTGGACGAAGGCAAGGACAAGGCCGAGGAGAAAAAGCCGGAGACTCCCGTCCAGGAGGAGAAACCCCTCACGGACATGAAGGACTACCGCCGTTTCCACAACCTCGTGGAGATGCGCAACTATATGGCGGAACTCGGCTTCGAAGGCGTGCAGGAGATGAACTACATGGCCGCGAAAGCCGCCGCCGCCAAGGAAGGCTATGACTTCCAAATCCAGAAGTAACACCCTTTAAAACGAACGCCTTATGAAAGAGAAAGTAGAAAACGGCTGGAGAAACGTCTCCTCGCCCCTTGTAGTCAGCGATATCACCGCCCTCACCGATGACCAGCTCAACTGCCTCAAGGCAGGTGACATAGTCCTCAAACGGACCGGAGCCCAGAAGCACACCTATGTCGTGTCCTACAAGGGTGACGGCGTAGGCGAAGGCATCTGCCTTACCTATACCGCAGCCGGTCTTGTGGAGACAGTGTCCTACGACTTCACCGAGGACGGATGGGACTACAACTCCACCGACAAGTGCACGCTGAACGTTGACTAAAACGCGCTGACAAGTGACAAGGGAACTGCTCATATCGAACGTGGCACTCCGCATGGACGAGGTGGTGCCGCACATCGAAATCCCCGGGGTTGATGTGGATGGGGCGGATGACAATCCGCTCTATCCCCTCATCGACGGAATCCTTGACGACTGCGCGGTTGAGCTGTACTCCGTTGCTCCGTACTGGCGGCTTCCGCAGACGAGATTCGCGGACAGCGACATCTCCGTGGATGCCGTCGGAGACCGCTATGTCATCCGGCTCCGGCTCAACGATTCGTTCCTCCGTGTCGCAGAGATCAACTGCACCGCCTTCAAGCGGCCCATCACCGAGGTCGTGACCGAGCAGTCCCCGGAAGGCAAGCGCCAGCACAACAAGTTCCTCATGGGGAAGGAGACCAAGCCCGTCGGCGTGCTTTCGTTCGGCGAATGGCCCGTCTCCCTTCCTTCGTCCCTGCCCACGCCTATGGTCGGATGCCGCGAGATTGACTGCTATTCCGTATCGACGCAGGTGGAGAAGAGCACCATCGTGGCGTCCTACATAGCGATGCCCGTCTTGGCAGGGCCGGTGAGCATCCCGTTCCCGGACACCCTCATCCCCGCGCTTGAGTGGCTTGCCGCCGCACGCGCATTCGGAGCGAGGGGTGACGTGAACCACGCGGCCATCTGCCAGCAGAACGCGCAGAACCTTATTATGTAAGGACTCTATGGGGGCAGTCAAGACAGGCATCACCGAGGTCGCTCCCGCCGCTCCCGACTTCCGCCCGGAGGCCGGGACTGTGGATGTGAAGGAAACCCTGCCCGTCATTCAGATTCCCGAAGAGCCGGAAGACGAGGAGGAAGACGCCACCCCGCAGGCGCTTAAGGTAGCCGTCACGGAAGTCATCCCGTCCGACCCGGACTTCAAGCCGGAAGCGGGCATCGTGGACGTGAAGAAACTCCTGCCCCTCGCGGAGAAGTTCGTCATCACGGGGAACGAGGACGAACGCGCCATCCTCACGGAAATCTTCAAGGTAGGCCCGGCAAAGCCCTGCGAAGAGCCGCCCCACGCCCCTTGCGGAAGGCGGGAGATAAAGGACATCGTGGCCCACGCACGGATGAGCATCCACGATTTCCTCGCCATAGTAAAGGCCGGTGAGGATATGGGGGTCGGGATTGACGAGTATGTTCAGCTTGCGGAATACCTGTACGGACAGTTCTATCTATCGGTGGACGTGTTCTGCGCTAACGGTGCGATGATGCTCCACGGTGGCCGCGAAGCCGATGCCTTTGCCGTCGTGCGGCTCGGTGACGAGGATGTGACAAGCCGTATACCGCCCGAGCAGTTCTCTTGGGAACGATCGTCCGGGAGCCAGGAGCAGGATGCGATTTGGAATATGTTGCACGATGGGGTCGGGCCGAGGATTCACGTGACCGCCGCAGATGTCAACGGCTCCTGCACCTTCTACTGTATCATCCCGGTTAGCAGTATCAAAAATGCAAATCTATAAACAATACTGACAATGAGCCAAACCATATCAAGAGGCCAGATATCATTTGTCGACCTCAACGACGGAAAGTCGATTAGCCTGTACCTGGTCTCCAACCAGGCTCTGATGCAGCTGTACGATGTGGACTTGCACACCTACAGCCCGGACTATACGGTCAGCCCATACCTGGTCATCAGTCCGAACCTCTTCATCTCCGGCAAGTCGGGAAACCAAATCTCGCACATCTCCGGCACACCTACATGGAAGATTAACGGGACGAACGCAACGTCCTATCAGTCCGGCGTATCCATCGCGACATCCGCGCCGTACACGCTCACCATCAGCGCGAACAACATCGCCAGCTCCAGCTTCATGACCATCACCTGCGAACTGAACTACGCAGACGAGGACACCGAACTGGTCACCCCCGCAACGGCGCAGATTACCTTCTCCCTTGTGGACACCACGGGTGAACTCATCCGTGCCATCGCGTACTCGATGGACAAGACCATCTTCTACAACGACGTGACCGAGGGCAACCAGACCATCACCATCCACTGCGATATGTGGCGCGGTGCTACGATTGACGCCACGAACGTGTCCTATCAGTGGTTCCGCAAGGATGACCCGGAGGGAGCCGATGCCTACGATTGGCACAAGATCGTCGCGTCCTACAGCGGTACGGGCGGTGCGCCTGCAACGGGCACTCTCCCGGACGGCTCTTCTTGGAAGGAAGTCCTCAAGGGTTACTGCACCGGGTACACCACCAACGAACTGACGGTGGATTCCCGCGACGTACTGAACTACGATGCCTTCATGTGCCTGTGCACCGATACCGACAGCGACGGCCCGTCCAACACCTACAACGAATCCGTCCGTTCCGATACGGTGACCATCCTTGACTGGACTGACCCGTTCACCCTGGACTTCAAGACCCCGGCTGGCACCTCGCTCACGCCCGGTACATCCAGCATCACCACCAACGTGTCCGTGTGGCAGAAGGGCGAAGAACTCGCCGACTCCGTGCAGAACGCATTCTACTATTGCTGGACGAAGGCGAACAAGAACGGCACCGTCGCAACCGGGACTGACCTGCCGACAACGAGCAATCCGGACATAGATGATTACAAGGCCAGCGGCAACAAGACCGGGAGCCAGGCATACCCGCCGGCTGACAGCAACTGGGCAATCCAGACCGTTGGCGGCACATCATTGTACTGCCGCTATGCAACGGGCTCAACCGCACGTTCGCTTACCATTTACAAGGACGAAATATCCGTCAAGAACACGTTCTTCGTGGAAGTAATCATTCCGTAGTATGTACAAAGGAACCCTCGCCCGCGGGCAGATAACCTTCTCCGACCTTCAGATCATCCAGGAGAAGTCCGAGATTGCAGCCGCCTGGTACGCCATCAACGGCTCTGCACTCGCCGACACCGTGGGCGAGACGGGTTCTTATTACATCACGAAGCAGTTTGCGGCGAAGTATTCCCTGCGGACGGGCCGTGCGATTTACACTTTCAACAATGTGTCGTACACCTTCGCAGGGGGCACTATAGTCTACACCTTCCCCGGATTGGGGACTTCCGCGCTTGATACGGCTTACGTGGCCCTTCGTGAGTTCCTGCGTGCATCGGGCCTTTTCGACGGGAGCGATTCGTTCACGGAGGTATTCGACTGGGAGACATATTCGGAACTCCTTGCGGTCTATTACGCTGCGGAACACGCCATCCTTGAGGCCGTGGAGGAAACGCAGGACGAGAGCATCGACCAGGTGGAATACCTCTCCAATGCCTTTGCGGATTACGGCACGGTCATCACGGGTGGTCTCATCCTCGGTCACTTCATAGGCGTGAAGAACTCCAGCAATGCTGTGAAGGCCGCGCTGAACGGAGACAATGTGCTTGCAGGATGGAGCAACGCCACGCACGGAACCATTATGTTCGCAGCGGGCATCACCAGCCTTGGTGATTCGTCCAACGAGGCGGCTGCGTCCACGAAGATTTATGAGGACGGGACGCTTGTCGCAAATAAATTGATTGCGACGGGCGCGACCATCAGCGGCTCTATCACTGCTACGGGCGGCACTATCGGCGGATTCCATATCGGCGAGATAGATATGTATGCGGGCAGCGGAGGCAACTACGTCGAATTCAACACCGACCCGACAGCCGGGCAAGACCAGTTCATCCTCGCCGGCGGGAGCGATTTATCCACCGCCCCCTTCTATGTGAAGAAGGATGGCTCCATCAAGGCCACGGCAGGTATGATTGGCGGGTTCAAAATCAACAGTGATTACCTTGGCATTGGTAGCGAGTCGTTGGAAGTCACCTCTCTCACTTCCTTATGGCAGGGATGTGTCTATGTTTCTTCTCGCGTTTCCGGCTCCGGGGCAGGTAGCAAGTATAACACCGTCAGCCTTGACCCAAGAGATAATGGGTCGGGCGGCGGAATCATAACAATCAACACGATTACGAGTGGGACGGTAAACGATAAGGTCGCCATCGCTGTAAACTCCGGCACGTTCAAGGGATTGAGGCCATATACACAGGTAAACTCCACGTCCGCCACAATGACGCTGAACTCCACCGCGTATAACCATGTCCTTAACTATAATAATGACGTTACGGTCACCACGCCTACCGGCAGCCAAATAATTATCGGCGACACGCACTATGTGTTCCAAATCCAGAACGTTACCACTACCTACAAGGCCGGAAGTGGGCAGTCCATTCTGTATAAAGGCGCGACCTATCCTTCAACGAGTTCTGGCCTCGCGTTATCCGGTAGAGGAGTTGGCGTACTTGTCTACTACCAGGCCGACACGTGGCTTTTGACTTGGCATTTAACAACATAATAATATGACGATAGATTTCTCACACTTTCAGGCGTTCACGGGTATCAGCCACGAAAAGGTGGTCGAGCAGGACATCCATAAGGAGATTGCCGACCTTCTTTACACGCAGTACAACGGCATAATGGCCCACGACGTAGCCCTGCGCATCTACAAGAGCGAAGGCCCGGTTGAGTTCAACAAGGAAGAAGTGGACTTCCTCCGCAAGTTCGCGCAGAACGGGACGCCGATTTTTATGGACAGCCTGGAAGCAAACATTAAAGACGAATAAAGACTATGGCAACTGAAACCCCGATTACCAGCCTGCTACCTTCTTCGCAGGAAATCAGCATACTCGCAGGCAAGTCCATCCCCTACTTCGCGGATTCGGACGGAGCCGCCGGAGCCATTGACGGAGACACCGTGAAGGCTTGTCTTGAGAAGGCCAACTCCGCCTATCAGAAGCCGGGCACGGGAGTCC